GCCGTTGCGCTGGAGTACCGCGCCGCCGATGGCGGGCAGCAGGTGCCGGCCGCCATCGTCGGCCAGGCCATCGTCTGCGGCGTGCGCTCCATCGTACTCGGCGGCCCCGGCTTCCGGTTCGTGGAAACCATCGCGCCCACGGCGCTGGACGCGGCCGATTTGAGTGACGTGGAAGGCGTCTTCAACCACAACTCCGATATCCTGCTGGGCCACACCCGCTCGGGTACCATGACCCTGGCCCGGGCCGATGACGGCGGGCTGAGCTACCACATTCCCTACGACGCCGAAGACCCCGACCACCAGCGCGTCAGCCGCAAAATCAAGCGCGGGGACGTGGCCGGCAGCTCGTTCGTGTTCGACGTGAAAAAGGGCGGCGACAGCTGGACGGAAGAGCGCGCCGCCGATGGCACCAAGCTCTACCACCGCCACGTCACCCAAATCAAAAAGGTGTACGACGTGTGCCCCGTCACCAACCCGGCTTATACCAACACCACCACGGCCAAGCGCAGCCTCGACGCCTACGCCGAAGAGCACACCCCGCCAGCTCCGGCCTACGAAGCCGAAGCGGCCCAGCTGGCCCTGAAAAAACGCTTTTAACTCCCTCTCACCCTTTTTCTGCAAAAAAATGAAGAATGCCAAGCAGCTGCGCGAAGAGCGGAGCGCCCTTATTGACCAGGCCCAAGGCGTCCTCACGGCCGCCCGCTCCGCCAACCGCGAGCTGACGGGCGACGAGAAGACCGCGCAGGACGCGTGGCTGCTCCAAATCGACACGCTCGAAGCCGACGTGACCCGCGCCGAGCGCTCGGAGAAGATGGCCGCCGAACAGGCCGGCCGCTCGGCTCCGCTCAACAGCCACAACACCACCGAAGCCCGCGACATCAACAGCTACTCGCTGCTGAAGGCCGTGCGCGGCACCCACGGCTTCCCCGGCGGTGCGCCGCTTGAGGGCATCGAAAAGGAAATGCACCAGCAGGCCGTGCTCGAAGCCCGTGCCGCCGGTGAATCCGTGCAGGGCGTGGGCATCCCGCAGATGCTGCTCTCCCAGCGCGACAACTCCATCACCATGCCCTCACAGCCCCAGGACGGCGGCGGCCTAATTGAGAAGAACCTGCGCCCGGTCATCGACCTGTTGCGCCCCAAGAGCATCCTGCGTGAGTTGGGCGCTCAGTTCCTAACCGGCCTGACCGGCGTTATCGGCGTGCCGACGATGGCCAGCGGTGCGGTTTCGAGCTGGAAGCCGGAAGTAGGCGAGTTGGACAAGTCCAACCAGACATTCTCGGAAGGCGAGATGAAGGCCAAGCGCCTGGGCACCTACGCCATCCGCTCGAAGCAGTTCCTGATTCAGACGGCTCCCAGCGTGGAAGCCATGCTGCGCCAAGACTTGGAGAACAGCATCATCGAAGCGTTGGAGATTGCGGCCATCAACGGCCTGGGCACGGCCAACCAGCCCTTGGGCATCCTCAACACGGCCGGCATCGGCTCGGTGGTGGGCGGAGTCAACGGCGGGGCCATCACCCGCACCCAGCTCATCGCCCTGGCCGCGGCCGTGGAAGCGCAGAACGTGCGCCTGACCAACCCCGGCTACCTCCTCAACGTGCCTACCAAGGCCAAGCTGATGGACACCCGCACCGACGCCGGCTCCGGCCTGTTCGTGCTCGACAGCAACGACACGCTGATGGGCTACCCTTACGCCACGACGCAGACCGTGCCCGGTAACCTGGTGAAGGGCACCGGCACGGCATTGAGCGCCGCCATCTTCGGCAACTGGTCCGATTTGCTGGTCGGCCAGTGGGGCGGGCTCGACCTGACGGTGGACCCTTACACGCTGGCCACGAACGGCCAGATTCGCATCATCATCCAGTCGTTCTTCGACGTGCTGGTGCAGCGCCCCAAGGCTTTCGCCGCCATGAAGGACATCATCACCGCCTAACCCGGCGATTGCCTGACAACAGAAAGCCCGCCCGGTTCACCGTGGCGGGCCTTTTGGGTGCCAAGTGTACCGCAACTGTCCCGCATTATGCCCGCAAAAGCCCCTAAAACCGCCCCGAAAGTCATTGTTCACCCGGTTACGCTGACCATCGAAGGCGATGAGTTAGTGGCTACCGGGGCCGGGCAAACGGCGCGGGGCAAAATACCCGCCGCGCCCGCTCCGGCCCTGGTCAAAATACTGATTCTGCGCTCCCACCCGCTCTATGCCTACTCGGCTGGCGACACGGGCGAAGTGAGCGCGGCCGATGCTGAATTTCTGGTAGGCGGCGGCTTCGCCCAAGCACACAAATAGTATCATGCTGACCCTCGACCAGGCCAAAGCCTTTCTGCGCATCGCCCCGCCCGACACGGCGGAGGACGCCGCTCTGACGGCCTGGCTCACCGGCACCCTGGCCGCCTTCCGCCTGGAAAGCAAGCGCCGCTGGCCGGTCGCATTGGAGCCCTTCGCCACCAGCACCAACACCAGCACCACCCCGCCCACGGTGACCGTGCTCGACTACTACGCCGATTCGGCCGCGCTCAGCCTTGATGAACAGGCCGTGGCCGACCAGTGGCTGCGCTTCACGCTCGGCCATTGGTACGAGAACCGGCAGACCGTGGCGGTGGGCATGAACATGACCGAAATCCCCGAAACGGCCCGCAAGCTAATGAGCCTCTTACGCCGCCCGACCATATGAACCTCGGCAAACTCGACCGGCTCATCACCCTGCAAGCGCCCGGCGCGGCCACGCAAAACGGCTTCGGCGAAACGGCCCCGGCCGTGTTCACCGACGCGGCCCGCGTGTACGCCCAAGTCGAATACCCGCAAGGGGCAGAAGCCAGCGAAGCCGCCCAGCTCCAGACCGTGCAGCCGGTCCGCTTCCGCATCCGCTACCGCGCGGGCGTGGAAACGACCTGGCGCATCCGCTACGAAAACCATACCTATCAGCTGACCGCCGTGGCCGAAATGGGCCGGCGCGTGGGCCTCATCTTAACCGCCGTGCGCCGTGGGCAAGAACCTCCAGTTTAAGGGCGTGCCCGAGCTACGCGACATTCTCGAAGCGCTGGGCAGCAAGCTCGGCGCGAAGAAAGTGGGCGAGATTCTGCGCAAGGCCGAAAAGCCTTTAATCGCCGCCGCCAAGGCCCGCGCCCCCAAAGGCGATGGCGACCTGATAAAGTCCATCGGCGGCATTGCCGGGCGCGGCGGCGGGCGGGGTGAACAGCGCTACGTCGGCCCGCGCCGGGGCGGCGTGAACAAAGGATATGCCGGCCACCTGGTCGAATACGGCACCGGCCCGCGCAAGCAAAAGGACGGCGGCAGCACGGGCTCCATGCCGGCCCAGCCGTTCATGCGCCCGGCCTACGAAGAAACCAAGGACCAGATAACCCAAATCATCAAAGACGAAGTGGCCGCCGTGATTGCCGACGGCTTCAAGCAAGCAACCCGAATCAAATAAATGGAACCCGGCCAGCTCATCTTCTCCCTGCTTCGTCAGTCGCCCGCCGTGGCGGCCCTGGCCGGGGCGCGCATTTTCCCCTTGCGCGTGAGCCAGGGTCAGCCCCGGCCGGCCCTGGTGTATCAGGTAGTGGGTGACTCCACGGACACGCTGCCCGCCTGCGCCGGCAACGAATCACCCCGCGTGCAGGTGAGCATTTTCGCCGATACCTACTCGGAGCTGTGCGCGCTGGGCAGGGCCGTGAAGAACGCCCTGCACGGCTACCGCGATGGGCAATTGACCGTGGATTATGAGAACGGAATAGACCAGCCTTACGAGGCCGACGCCGCCTGCTTTCACCGCGTGCAGGACTATGCCCTCGACTACCCGGCCGACGCCAGCGCCATGCCTACCGCCGCCACGCTCACGCTGCTCAACGCCGTGGCCGCCGCTACGGCCGCCGAGGACCCCGACGCGGACACGGTGATGATGCTGGCCAGTACGCTCGTCGTGGGCGGCCGTTTGGTGGCCCGTCTGGGTGGCCTGCTGCTGCCCTACGACGCGGCCAACCGTGCCCACCTCGGCGCATTGGTGGGCGTGGCCCTGACCACGGGCAACGCCGGCCAGCAGGTGCGCGTGCGCCAGGACGGCCCGGCTACGCTCATCGGCTGGGGCCTGACGCCGGACGCCGACTACTTCGCCGGCCCCAACGGCACGCTGGTCCGCGACCCCGCCGGGCTGGCCTTCTCGCACCTGATTGGCCGGGCCGTGAGCGCGGACCGCCTGCTCTACGCTCCCCAGGACATCTTCATTCTATAACGCCTCACTCCCACCTTTTTTCTGTACTGACATGGCCTTTTACTTAGACCTCATTACGGGCCGGCCTAGCCGGGTCACGCCCCTCACCACTTCGGCCGGCGCCGTTGATGCGCTTAAAATCGTGCAGACCAACTCGGCCGGCCAAATCGACGGCACGCTGCTGCCCGGTGGCATCGGCCCTGACTCCGTGACGGTAGTGGCTGCCTCAGCCCTGACCGCCGGCCAGCAGGTCAACGTCTTCAATAACGCGGGCACGGCCAACGTGCGGCCGGCCATCGCCACCGGCATCGCCACCGAGTCGCACGGCTACGTAACCGCCAGCTTCGGCGCGGGCGCGATGGCAACGGTATTCTTCGACGACAACAACACCGC